GGTTCACACGGCGACATCGACCGTCTGCGGGTGGAAGCCTACAACGTCGCGGCGGCCGTGGCCGGCTTCGGCGAGTGGCCCGTGCAAACGATCGACGACAAGGTGCGTGCCTTGTCGGTGGAGAAGCTCCCCGAGATCGAGAGGATCGCCGCTTGACCAAGATTCATTCCTCCATGCCCCACCTGAACGGCAACGTGGTGGCGGCCGTGGACTTCGAGACCACCGGGACCATTGCGGGCTTCCACGAACCGATCCAGATCGCCGTCGTGGTGCTGAACTCAGACCTAAAACCGGCGGTCGGCATCACGCCGTTCTACCAATACATCCAGCCCCGGTTCCCCGAGCGAGCCGACCCGGCCGCGACCAAGGTTCACGGAATAGACCTCGACCGGTTGATGACCGAAGAGCGGGAGCCGAGCGACATCGAAGACATGCTGGTCGAATGGTGGAACGCACTCGACCTGCCGTTCGAGCGGCGGCTGGTTCCGCTGGCTCACAACTGGCCGTTCGAGCGCGACTTCTTGAAGGCGTGGCTCGGGGTGTCGCTCGCGGAGAAGCTCTTCCACTTCCACGCGCGGGACGGAATGACCTACGCCCTCGAGCTGAACGACAAGGCGTTCTTCCGTGGCGAGAAGGCGATCTTCCGAAGCGTCGGCCTGCCGGAGCTTTGCACCCACTTCAATGTCGTGAACGCCCGGCCGCACGACGCCTTGTATGACTCGCTGGCCGAGGCAGAAGTGTATCGGCACCTACTCAACGTGGACGTACTGTAAATGCCCGCTTACAAGCGAACCGACTGGAACGACATCATCCAGCAGGTCAACGACGTGCTTCAGAATCCGCCACCGGATACTGACTGCGAGCCTCTGCCCACGCTGGATGAAGTCGGTCCAAACCACCGCTGGTCGAAGGCGGACATACAGGAAGTCCAGGATGCGTTGAAGGCGACATGCGAAGACATTTCGTTCGACACCATCCCGGAGCTTTGGAAGCAGTCGATCATCGACGAGATCAACGAAGCCATCGAGCAAGCATGGTGCGATTGCGAACCAGACGACGAGCCGGACTGCGAGCAGGCCGACATTGACGCCGAGAACGGATTGGAATTCGCGTTGTTCAACAACGGACCGCCGAAGGTGGTCTCAAACTGCTTGGGCACGGACACGCCGCCGATTCCTCTGGCCCCACTGATCCACGGTTTGACCTTTGGACAGCCGGACATCTTCAATCGGGTATGGCGCGTAGTTCGTCGGAACCATCAGAACAACGGTGTAGTCACTCAGTCGTCTCCGCTCGCCAGCGGGATTCTTAGTTGCCAAGGCGTAGTCACGTACACTGGTTCGGTTGAACTCACGACTGCGGCGGGCATCAACGTGACTTGCAGTGATTGCTTTTCAACAGGCTGCGAATTCGCGTTGGCCGAGGCTGCGTTAGCGGTCGGCACACAGCCCACCGTGTTCTACAACACGTACCACTTAATCATTGACACAGCAGCGGCATTCTGCCGTGCATCTGGAGACGACTGCCCATGAGTTGTTGTGACGGCGAAACGCCCAGCAAGCCACTCGCTAAAACCCAAGAGCAGATCGACGCTATCATGTCGGGGCTGCCGCAGACTGTCATCGCGGCCAGCGATCCGAAACATCCGCTGGCTTCCAGCATCAGGAACTCGATGCCGATGCCCGGCCTCGGTACTTACTCGCTGCCCACGGTCCATAACGCCGGCAGCATCGAGTACGCGCCCGTGGACGCCCAGCCGCCTCCCGAACCGAACGGCTACCTGCGTGATCCGCAAAAACCCTGGCTGTTCCATCCAGTGTGGCCCGAGTGCCAGCTTCGCATGGCAGGCGTCCGCAAGGACAAGTCGGGAGTCATCGACGTAAAGATGGTCTGCAACAATCCTGGAGTGCCGCAGTTTATGAAGTTCGTCAAGGCGGACGACTGCGCAGCTTGCACCAAACGAAAAAACCCCGCCTAGCATCATGCTAGGCGGGGTCTATGTGATCGGGCTTATGCCCGGTTACTGTCCGTAGATCGCATCCACTAGGCCGAGTTCCTTGGCCTCTTGCGCCGTCAGGATCAAGTCCACGGCACACTTCTTGCGCCAGAAGCTCACTGGCTTGCCGCTCTTCTCGGCATAGATGCGATACATCATCTGCTGACTTTTCTTACTGTAGTCAGCCCAGTTCTGAAACGTCCTCGGCGTGTCGTTCACTCGGGTCTCGTATCCGTCGTGTACCATGATGGTCGCACTCGGGTAGATGAACCGGTGATCCGCAGCTTGGAGGATGATCGAACCCATGCTCATGGCCGATCCCACAACGTAAATCGTCACGGGGCACGGGCACAGCTTGATCGCGTCGTAGATAGCCATCCCGTTGAACCAGCAACCTCCGAAGCTGTTCAGGTAGATGGTGATCTCTTTGTCAGGCGCGGCTTGCTGGAGCATGTGCAGGGACTTGACAGCGTACTCTGAGGTCCGCTGACTCACCCCGTCTTCTTTATCGTCGCCGATCCATACCGTCCGACTCTCCAAGTGGATGTCGTAGTCGAAGAATCGGTCGATGCTCTCCCTCACTAAACGCATGGTGTTAATCCTGCAAGAAGGCTGTCCCGGCTCCAAACTTTCCACCACCCGAATCGAACTCGAAGTCGAACACTTGCGTATTCGAGCCGTCGCCGAACTTCGCCGCAGTGTCGATGACCAAGGCTCCGCTGATGATCCCTCGCAGCACTGAAGCCAAAATGGCCTCGACTCCTGGGTTGTCGGAGTCGATGATCTTCGTCCTGCGGATGTCAATAACCAAAGAGCCGGCAGGGCTTCCCGGCTTTTCGATCGGCGGCAGCGGGTCGATATAGTTCAGCGTTAGATCAGGGTTGGGATTGACTCCTGTTTCCAGGTCGGCGAACACAGTAGGCGGGATGATTGTCTGCGGGGTGAAATCCACGTCTGTTGGCGTCCGGTCGCCGTAGTCGCTGTTGGGACGAAAGATGACGTTGGGTCCGCCGACGAACACGGAGTTCCCATCACTGATCCCTGACGTGTTACCAACGGGCAGCAAGCCGCTGGCCCCGGCACCGACGCCGTTTCCGCCTGCGTGGCCGGCGAGAATCTCGGCCGCTGTGGGCCAAGTCTGAACAACAGGGAGGGCGCTAGGCCAGAAGTAGTCGTACTTCTCCATCTCGCCGGATCGAACCGGGACGAGACACTCGAAGTCCATCGTGTTCTCTTCCGAGTTGTAACTGGCGTTCTCGACGATGGCCTTGACGTTCCCACTGGCCACATAAGCCGGCAGTGTCAAGTTCACCGTGTCGAAGGTCTCCAGCCGCAACAGGTTGAGGAAGCCTTTGAACTTGATCTTCTTCCAGGTGTTGCAACGCCGGATCAACCAGAACGTGGCACACTTCATAATGATGTCGGGCTGGTTGTAAATGTACCAGTCGAAATCCTCTTCCTTCGTGCCGTACTTATCGACGTTGTGACGCAGAATGAAGAACTCGGGTTCATCGGCGGCCCAACTCAAGTGCCACGTCACGTTCATCTTCGTAATCAGGTCTTCGGTCGTCGTGAGTCCGACTTCTACCGATCCCGATTCCAGATCGCTCACTGAGATGGCTTGGTCGGTGGTCGGCTCTTCAGGAAGGTACTTCAAGTAGAAGACACCGTTGCTGAGCCACACCGCGCATCGAGCTTGAAAGGCGATCTCGCGGATGAGGTCGAGCGTGTTCTTACGGTCGAGGACGGGGAAGTTAGAAGGAAAACTGGTTAGTTTTCCTTTCACATAGTCGAAGGTCGTCGTGTCGAAGTCGAGGTCCGTCCACCGTTCGATGATGTACTCCAAGATGTCAACGGTGTTCGGTCCAATCGTGGACTCAAACGTCACGTACAGTTCGTCGGACCATCCTTGATCCACGATGCTCGACAGTGGTTTTATGGTCGTGACCAGAACGGCCGTGATCGTCCCGAATGTCTGAGTCGAAGCCGACCACAGGTTGTTCGGGACGTTGACCAGACGACGCTGACCATTCAGCGTTTTGTAAGCCTTTACCGCTAGGACGGTGCCCGGCGTGATCGAGACGATGTAGGTGATCGGCTCGTCGCTATGCAGGACAACGCGAGCACCGGCGTCGGCCCAGAAGTGCTGCGCTACCTGCGCGGTAGCCGGTCGAGATTTGTGCGGCGTCGAACAGAAGCTAAACCCATGCCGGCGAATCGTGTCGCCGAACAGGTCGCCTGTACCTGCGGGCACCTGCATCTGAAAGTCAAAGAACTGGGCCGGAGTCGGATTCTCGCACCGCGCGTCCTCGATCCCGGAAAATACTTCGGCGGCCTTTTCATCGTTCTCGGGATGCTCGCGGCTGGAGATCGTGAACTGGTCGCCGACCATATGCCCACGGAACAGGCCACCGTTGATGTTCAACGTAATGGACGTGCTCTGGGGAAAGTCCTCACCGCCGAGGATGCGAACTGGATTGCAGCCCAGACCATTCTCGTTGGCGTTGTCCAGCTTCAGTTGACGCTGCGCGACGGCACAGGTCTGCTGCTGCGTCTTGCTGGCCACGGCTTGTGAGATTTGAGCCTGGATCGAGTTGATCTGGTCTAGTAATTGAGCAGCCTTCACAGAGTCCACGGGCAACCAAGCCGCGTGACAGGAGGTTAGGAAGCTGATCTGCTGGGTCATCTGGGCAAGGCTCATACCCAGCCCGCAGTCCTCACCACCCAGGGCTACGTCGTTGTGCAGGCCCTCGCCGCTGAGAATACCAACGCCGCATAACGTGCTGCCAGATACCGCCTGATTGATCTGGAGGGCCGGGCAGTCCAGCACCTTGCCGAAGATTACCGGCCACGGCTCGCCTACGAGGTCTTTCGGGATGAAGGGGAACTGGCCTTCCTCGGCCGAGAACCCGAACTCTTTGTCTTCGAGTTGCGAGATGACGGTGAACGAGACGGTGCGGTCCGCTTCCGACCAGCCAACTGGGCTGGAGAGCTTGCCGGCGAAGAGCAGGAACTTATCGCTAAGGTCCAGCCCTTGGAACCACTGGTAAACACGGACATCCCGTTGATGGATGTCTTGGGTGTCCAGGATTCCTTTGATCGTTCCGTCTGTGTCATCGAGCACCACGCTTAATTCTTGTGAAGAGTTACTGTTGAGTACGTCGATCACATTGTCGAGATCGCCGACCTCCAGGATGCGCCCCTTGACGCTCGTACCGATGTCTCGATCGGCGTAGGCGACGGGGCCATCGCCCCAATCGACTTCGACAATGATGATCGGCTCCGTGCCCTTTGACTGGGCCAGCTTGGCAAGCCCGCCGGCCGAAATGTTCCTCATTGCTCTACTCCCTCGAACTCGATAGTGATGGTCTGAATCTCGCTTCTCAGACCATCATTTGTTTCTGGTCCCGCCCGGTCCGATGTGTCGAACTCGAATGGATTGTTGGTAAAGTGACCCAGCCAGATGCGATCGTTGTAGTCCGTCACCTTTAGCTTGGACGCAAAGTAGGAAAGGATGAACGCCCGAAGCTCAAGAGCCTTTGGGCGCAGCATCCGCAGGGTCCAGGTCATCTTCCGACGACCACCCTTGGTCTTGACGTAGGTGTAAACAGTCCCGTCCAAAGCTCGCCTTGACGACATCGAGGCGGCTAGAGCCTCGGTGTCGCTGAGAAGCGGGTTCGGATATTGGACGATTGTTTGAATGCCGGGGTACGGAGCCTCGAACTGGATCATGTTCACACCTTCTCGCCTTCAAACTCGAAGCTGGCCGTGTACTTGCAGCCCGGACCGTCCGGGACAACCGGGTCTTGTGGATTGACGATGACGCCCCTCCACAGCCGATCTTCCCAGTCGATCAGCCTGATCTCTTGGCCCAGGTAGTTCTCCATGAAGGCCAGAAGACTCTGGCCCTCTTCTTGGCTGAGTCCGCTGAAGGACAGCAGCAGAG